GATCATTGCCATCTTCAATATATCCAAAAGGAACCAACTCTTCTTCAATCATCTTCATTTGTTCCGCAAACATTTTTTCTCGTATATCTTGGTCTGTGAGTTCTCTGAAGTACCTCTGTTGCACTAACCAAGAAAACAGGACACATCCCATTACCAGATCATCATGAGCCCCATCATCCGCTTCCCATGATGTACTTTTTCCGATAAAGGTTGTCAGTTCACTTATCGTTTCAAAATCTTCTACAATTAAATTATCTCTTTCTATTAAGTCCTTGAGTGTTGCACATCCAATTCGTTTAACTTGTTTTGTTGTACGGATTCCCATTGATACGTTTTTGGAAAATCCTCCCCCAATCTGTTGTCCGTTTCTACCATGCATTGTAACCATCATCATGTTTTCGTATTCCATATCGTGATAAAGAATGTCAGCCACTTGTTGTCCTATGTCGTTCACCTCTACCAGAACAAACGCATCGTTGTATTTCTGTGCAGTTGTAAAGATGATATTAGGATACAACATCGGTGATATGTCATTTTTCCGATACTTCCCAATTTGGCGATATGGTTGTTTGGTAACATCAAATATCGAAAATGCAGAATAATCAAGTCCAACTCCTCTTGCAACATCACATACCATAACGTATGTGTGGTTCAATATTGGTTCTTGGTAAATATCCAACCCTTCGTGTTGATAAATTGGTTGTTTAAACGGCATCGACATAAGTTTTTCAGTCGAAATAAGAGTATTGGAACTTCCCAAGAACGAGCATTCAAATTCCTGTTGAAATTGTCGTTCTGAGGTGTTCCGTATCGTTTTCTCTTTCCACGCTTCATCCCTGTCTGGAACCTGTGACCAATGAACTGAAAGAGGAGAATAGTCGTTTTGTTTTTCTTCTGCATCTGTCCACAACTTGTAAAACATATTCATGCCGTTTGGAGTAGAGACTATGAATACTTTTGTGGTTTTACCAGAAGAAATAGTAGGATATACAGAACTGAAAAACTCTTCAGAAATGTTATGTGGCACAAAGGCAAATTCATCTAAGAAAATGATGTTAAAAGTTCCACCTCGAATAGCAGATCCAGAAGTTGAACTAGCAAGAATTTTCGAGCCGTTTTCCAGCTCAATGTTTCCTTTGTTCCATATCAGAATTCCTTGTTGCAACCACTTTGGCATATGTTCGTATGCAAGTTGCAATCTTCCAAGAAGTTCCATTGCAGTTGCTTTTTTGTTTGCAAGGACTGCAACCGAAACATTTTCATTGAAAAGAATGTAGTGTAGAAGGTATGCAAGAATTGTAGTTGACTTACCAGACTGTCTGGCCATTTTACAGATTACAAATCGTTCATTGTGAAATCTGTTAATCATCTCCTCTTGATAATCACGAACACCAAAATCAACCAATCCTTCATCAACTGAAACAATTTTTATATGTTCAGATATAAAATGAAGGGGGTCTTGTTGACATCTAACATACTCTCCAACCTGTTCCTCAGAGAAATCTTGGGGAACATATGCGGATTTGAGTAAAGGATTGCCTAAGTAAGTTTTGTGTTCTTGCATAAATTTCCTTTCATTATATTCCTCCACTTCTACATACTGAAGAAGATTGACACAACAAATATTTCATTCCATCCAAAGTAAAATTCAATTCACCTATGATTACATCAAGTATATTTGATGCACCACCTAAAACAACATCTCCGAAAGGGCCTTGCAAAGCAAATACTATAATTGCACTTATCATCCCTAAAAGAAAACTCATGTATGACCACTTGAGGAATTTATATTTTCTAAGTGCAAGAACTTTACCTTGTCCATATATGTCACCGGCCATGGCATCATATACAGAATCATCAGTCATTAAAGTTTCTGCATAATCTTCCTTATATTCTTCTATTGGAAGATGTGCAAAGTGTCCAAAAAATAAAGGGTTGAAAAATGGAGATTTTCTATCTATACCTCCTGTTACATCTTTTGGATAATCTGTTTTTGGTATGATTGCAAATATTGCAAAGAGTAGTGCAAAAAAACAACCAAATGCAAATGTTAGAAGTGGCCATTTCACCAATTCATTATCAAGGTTTGCAATCGCAATAGAAAACACAACAGATGCAACTGTAATCATGATATTTGCTTTTGCATCCGCCATCAAGTTCAATCTCATTTGATTGCCGTGATTGACTCGCAGAATATTATCTACAGCTGTTCTATCTTCTGGTACTTTTGAAAAGTGATTAAACTTTTCCATCCTACACCTCCTACTTCAATGGTGGTGCATACAATAATCCTCCATGATTATATAATCGGTTCAATCCACGTTCTAATCCTATTGGGGTATCTGGCCCCACATTCCGTTCATATATTTCTTTGTAGTTTCCTACTTGTTTAATGATATTGTATGACCATGTTGCACTTAGTCCTAATTTATCTCCAAGATGTGGGTGGTCTTTTCCATTTTTCTCACCCATAAATCTTTGGATGTTTGGGTCTATATGATTCTTGAACGAGTCAATGTTCTTTGAATTAATGCCCATTTCTTCTGCAATAAATAGAACATATACTGTCCATCGAATAATATCTGACCATTTCTGATCTCCATACTTAACAACTGGCCCTAATGGCTCTTTTGAGATAATCTCTGGAAGAATCATGTGTCTGCTAGGGTCATCGAAACTTAACCTATTCGATGCAAGACCAGACCTATCCGTACCATACATATCACAGTCACCCCTTTTGTATACGTTCTTTGTTTTTTCAGTAGGTGGTACTGCGACAGGGATATAATTTATTCCATGCAATTCCATAAAATCTGCAATGTTCTTTGCAGCTGTTCCACTACCACTAAAACATATCCTTGCACCTTCCATCTGTTTTGCAGATGATACTCCAAGAGTTTTCCTTACAATGAATCCCTGACCATCGTAATAGGTTGTGGGCATGAATTCTAGTTTCTTTGCAACATTTCTTGTATAGGTAAATGTGGTTGTTGCAGAGAGAACATCTATAGTACCATCTATCAAAAATTCAAATCGTGTCTTTCCATTGACTATAGTGAATTCGATTGCATCTGCATCACCGAATATTGCGGCTGCAACTGCACGACAAATATCTACATCAAAACCTTCCCATCTATCACCATCTTCATTATTCCATATTTCTTGTGAGAAGCCTGGAAACTCATCATTGGTTCCACAAATGACATTTCCTCTTTCTATTACACGATTGTATGTTGAACTATACGTTGGATTGTATTCTGATTTTGGTACACCAACTCCAAGTTTTTCTTTCATTGGGTCTTGTCCCTCAGCAGGAGACAATGCCATCATCCAAAATACCCAAATTAAAGATACAACAAGTTTGCCCATCATAATCATTGCAATGCCCGATATATTGCCAACAATTCTTCATCAGCAATCGGGGAGGTCATAGTATAATATCGTTGATGGCCAACCGACATGAATGCTTTAATGTCAGAAAAACTTGGATATTTCATTAAGAGATTGTGAAGAAGATAATCTGGACTCAGGTGGCACGATGCACATTGATTATCCTTCGCAAAAACTCTGGTTGATTTTTTAAATCGTTCTGATTGAACTAATACAGAGTTGAGGTCTTTTTCCATCCATGTAACTTTTTCTTCTATATCTGGAATAACCAAAAAGGTTAAGTATATAAGAAGTGCAATAATAACATAGATAAATGATTTACTCGCAACTATTTGGTCTTTAGCAGAAAGTTCCATTTGTTGAACTTCTTCAACTTTTTTATCTATTTCTTCAATATCATGTTGTAGTATTTTTTCATCTTTACCATTTGCAATTTTTTTATCAGCCATAATTACCTCACTTCTTTCCTGCTTCGTTTAACTTCTTGGTTATTTGTTGTTGAAACCATTTGAGAACAATCGGTATGCTCACATTAGATGTCAATCCAAAAAGATACCCGATAGGATAACGATAACTTTCATAGGCCGCAAGTTGTGGAACATTTGTAAATACAATAGAAATCAACAAATATCCAGTTGCTGACATTCCCATATTGATAACTAAATCAAGTAAAATCAACCATCCGTGGCCGCTATACTTATCCTTATTATCCTGTCTATAATTAAATAGAAATATCCAAAATGAGGAAAATAATACTAATCCAAGCATCATCATTTCAGAGGTATTAAATAAATCAAGCATTTTGTTTTGTCTCTCTCTTAACCAATTTTAATAAGTCAGCAGTACTGCCGACAAATAACGCATTAGTCACATTTTGGGCCCTAGTGACTTCCTGTCGATCCCCATCATTTTCTAATTTTTGTTTTTTCTGATGCAGTTCCATGAGAGTGCTTTGTTGGGTGTCTGTCATATTTTTGAGTAATTGACCAAACACCTCAAATGCTCTAGGAGACTCTTCTGCTTTCGCAATTTCTAGAAGTTCCTCCATCGCATCTCTGCCTTTTTCAATGATGTCATAAAGATTTTCACGAGCATATTGAAAATCATTATCTTTATTCTCATTACTATCTATCACAGT